AAAGGTCCTCCTGCTGGGACAAAGCAGGACGCGTCCACTTGAGATTTGGCATGATAGCCTCTCCATCTCTTACACGACCTACACGACCTACATACTGCAGAACTTCTGAGTAAGATAGAACGCGCTTGATGGGTAAGACTTCTGAATTGAAGTTCGTTTCAACTTCAACGACATCACCAGATAAGATAATCTTATCTACCGGTAATGTCTGCCCAAAATTCACGACATTTGTGATGAACGCGACTCTTATTTCTCCTTTATTCAACCCGTCGATAAAATAATGGATGGAGTGCTTAATCACGGTGTCTCGAGATATTAGACAACTCTTTGGAACTTTTGGAATTAAGGAATTTGCGACTTTCTTTGTAGCTACTTGGACAAGATAAGTGTGATCCTTATCCTCGTTTAAGAGTTTAAGAATCATCGACTCTGAAAGTGGAGCTGTGTGCTTAAGGATAGTCCTCTTAACAGGAAATTTCTGCTGATCTATCGCGGCTGTGCCAAAGTCACTGTCGTTAGGCGAACCTGTCATAAAGACAAGTTTACCGCTCCAGTTCTTTTCTGCCCAATTCAAACATGCTTTGGTTAACGCGGTTTGATCATGCGCTTCGTCTATCATCAGCACTTTGTACTCACTAAGGAATGCAGTGCCTTTAAGAACGTAGCTCAGAAATTTACCATGTGTCACCAAAACAATATCAGCATCACTATCTTCAATGGCATCTTCACCAGCAAAACCTCTTACCTTCGGACCCATAAACTTCGCAGTAGCATCTGCTAAGTTTGTACGAGGAACAACAACCATAACTTTTGTTCCCACATGCTTAGCAACTACCTTGGGCAGTAACGTGGTTTTACCATTAGAGCAAGGGACATACACATTTATACGATCTTGTTCATCAAGAATGTGAGCAACGTTCTTTGCCCAAGTATCCTTGGTGGGGATCGTTAAATGATTTCCTGGTCCTAAAATGTGGTTTGAATAAACTCCAACAAGTCTTCCATCCTTAGTGAGCATAGGAGACCCGGACAAGCCGGGAATCG